GGACAAACTTCTACACAGTCCATGTGTTTACATTTTATACATGCATCATTTACAATATATGTCATAGAATACCTTTTCTAAGTTTTTAATATGCAGCCTGTTGTGTTGTAATACTTCTTCCATTTCAACAAGTACTTGTTGTTTATCATTATACGACATACCTGCTATAAAGTCTAGAGTATTTTTTAATTTTCTTATACGTTTTTTATCGTCTGGTTCTTGATCGTAACTTTCGTCCCACCAAGCATCAAAAGTTTTAAAACCAAGTTGTTTCATTAGACGCAATGTAAACGGAGGAGCCGCTAGAACAAAAGGTCTGTAGTTTGCCATTGAATCTAATGTTTTTTCACTAAAGTTAGCATATTGTTTATTATATAAAGTTTCTGTTACTACTGTACAAAAACTATTTTTATATGCTGCTTCTAATAATTCTTGGTCAATCATAGGGTACTCTTGCCAAGCACCATATGTAACTAAACTTTCATCTTTATGATAACGTATTAGATGTTTTGCAAGTAACCGTCGATGTATCTTATCAGCGTTGTTTGGGCAAAAGAAAGTTTTCCAAAAATTTCTATCAATATCTGGTAAAACTATCTGCGTAGATTCGTGCCAAAGATACGTGTCAATGTAGCTCATGCGATCAAAGTATTTTTCAAGTCCTTTATTAGGAACAAAGAATTCAAAATCAATACCTAAACTGTGAGCAAATTCATATTCACTGCAATAGTAATTATCAAGTCTACCCAAGTACTTTCGCATAAAGTCGATTTCATCCTTTGGCAAAACATGCACAGGTTCAAAACTAAACCAGCTTACCTTGTCTGTACCTAGATGATCTAGTATATGTTTTACATCATGTTCTTCGTCGTCTGGCGGATCATTTATGTTATCAAACTGTACAACCAAAGGCATAGTAACTATATCTCTAAGATACATTACAGCATCATGCCTATAGTCGTCAAAAGGTTTCATAGATTGTAGATTTTGATCAAGTACTAAGCATTTTTTATTTTGATCAATTAAGTATATCAAAGTTGCCCAAGCCTGATAAGCGTTGCTGCTAGGTTAATTTCAGGGTCTACAACTAGTGTGTGATCTACTAAGCCTTGTTTGATAATAAGCACAGCTTTGTCCTGCTGATCTTCACTGCCAAACAATTCAATGTTGTCATACAGCCACCGATAGATCTCTTCCATTTCTTCAGCACGTACTGTACCGCATAATAGTTTACGTGCATCTGAAATCTTGCCTGCTTTAAACAGTTCTACCATTTCTAGTTTCCAATCAGCCGCACCACTATCGCCTTCATTGGGCTTTACTAGCACACCGTCTGTTGAATTCATTTGTACTGTGTTGATACACTTACGCAAGTCTGGATATGTGCCTTTAACATATGTGTCAAGTGTATCCAAGTCTGGAGTTACACCTTCTGTAATAAGAATCTCTGCAACTCTTGCTGTAAACTCTGTTTGGTCAATCTTAGCAATATGGAAGCCTTGGCATCTGCTGTGAATAGCAGGAATAATTCTGTTAGGATAGTTACAAGTTAAAATAAATCTTGCTGTTGTATGATACTCCTCCATCACACCACGCAGTGCCGCTTGGGCGTTTGGGCTCAAATAATCAGCCTCATCAAGTAGCACAACCTTAAAGTCACCAAAAGGAATCATTTGTACAAACGCAACAATTTTGTCACGTACATCATCTACGCTGTTTGTACGACTTGCATTAATTTCAAGAATGTCTAGTGGATTAGTATCAAGCTCATTAAAAAGCAACTTAGCAAGAGTAGTTTTGCCAATTCCAGCATTGCCACTGAAGAGCAAATGAGGAATAGTTTTATCTTTAATCCATGTATTAACTTGATTACGTTGTGCTTCATCTCTAAATACATATCCTTCAACTGTTTTAGGCCGATACTTCTCTACCCATAAGTCTTTCATTTACTATCCTCTATAATTTGTTCTAGTCTTGCTAACCAAGTAGGCGAAATTTGTAATTGATCTAGTACTTCATCTAACTCAGCTAAACTATGCTTATTAAATTCAACACTATCTTCTGTAGCAGGAGCCCATGTTGCTTCAACCATGACATGATCTTCTGGTAATTGTTCTACTATATTAATAGCTTTTTGAAATTTTGTCAACTATTTTTTCCTTCCTTTTCCTCTTTGGCTTTCTTGCGTCTTGTATAAAATCCGCCTTTGAATTCAATTTCTTCTGTTCTTGCGCCACTTTCCAAATACGTAACTTCGCCTCCGTTATCTAAATACTCTTGTACTAATTTTTTATCTTCATCGGATATGTTACGTGATACTGGATTCATTTTTCTACTTTCATTCCTTTACGAGCAAATTCTTTTGCTCTTTTGTTAACTTCTCTATCATTGAGTTTGCCTTGTGCATACAGTTTTAGCTTCCAATCTCGGACTAGCTTCTTACTGTCAGACTTTATCTTCTTCATCTTCCCACTTAATTTTTTCGATAGTATATTGATCTGCTCCCCATAGCGCCGGCGATCCAAACTTTCTCATTGTTTTTTCAACAGCATCTGTTTCTTCAGCGCCATACTCGTATCCTAAAAATACTTCATTTACATAGATTTTCCATGTACGTTCACCTGCAAAATTATTCAATTAATGTACTCCACTTCTTTAATTTATCTCGTTTATAATTACTACGAGTAGCTACATCATGATGAGATACAATTCCATGATCAATCATAAGTTCAATCATGCATTGTACATCGCCAATTTCTTCAAGTAATTTTTCACGCTGCTCGTCAGTAATTTCTTCTTTGTACTTAAACTTGCGTACAATCTTCGAACAGCGTTGAGTAAGTTCTCCACACTCTTCAGCGGTAATAATCATTAGCTGTTGTAGGGTATTAATAGGACTATTTTGCAATGCCTAACTCCTTATATACCATTTGCACACCTTTAGCTTGGAAGTAAGAGTCTGCTAGAGCATTGTGCAAATCACTCTGCATTGCTTTACGTGGATCTACTTTTGCTAATGCAAATAATGTACGTGAGTCACGTACTTGCCAAAATTGCCATGGAATATTTTTGTTACGTTGACGTAGCATATCTTCGAGTATTGTTATATCAAATCCATAGCCGTGGCCCCATAGCACATCAACATCGCTGATCCACTTAGGAAGACTATCTAAAAATATATCTGTATGAGTACGCCCTTCTGTGCCAAATGCTTCTTCTTGAACTTTTGCATCTTGTCTGCTCCACCATGCAATAGTATCATCATTTACACTACGGTCTTGTGTATCTAAGTCTAATTTATAATAAAACTCACTATGAGGCTCAGCTTCACTAAATGGATCAAACTTTACACCTCCTACTGTAAGCACAGTTGCCTGCGGTGTTACGTCTAATGTTTCTAAGTCGATCATTGCATGGATTGGCATTCAAACTTTTCCTCTACTGCTTTTATGTGTTTGCACTTCTTAAATGCTGGACAATCGCATGTAAAACCTTTGTCTAGCATTTCGATATTATACATACCTTTGCTACCTTTAGCATTCCACACTGTGCCTACAGCCCAATGTTTTTTAGTATCAATTATATCACTTGGATAAATTCTAGGACCATACTTGGACATTGAGCACCTCTTTGTTACAGTTTAATATAACACAAAGAGTACTAGTTGTCAACCATTTTTGCACGGAATCTTTCATAAGCCCGCCAACCTTCCCAAGTAAACGCTAATGCGATTCCTGTTGTAATACCGCCACCCATTAGGGTGACGATAATTAATACTTGAAATACTTTGGCAAATATAGCTACAGCTAAAAAGTCATACCATTCAAAGTTTTCAAATATCTCCATCTTTTCGATTCTCTGAGTAATACGGGTCAAACGATCCACCAGGATAACGTTTTTCCAGTTTTTTAACATTCTCTGCAATAACATCATTAGGGTCAATGCCCAATGCACTGCAACTGTTCATCCAGTACCACATAATATCGCCTAGTTCACGCATAGCATGGTACTGTGTATCTTCATCCATTGGTTTACCTTGGAACACGCACTTCTTAATAATTTCCATAAACTCGCCGCCTTCTGCACAAATGCCTACTGCACCTGTCATAAGTTGCGCCATGTTCACTTTCATTTTGCTTTCAGTTGTTTCAATTTCAACTATGCGATTGTACATTTGCATACTTGATAGTGATTCGTCACTTGTCACTTCACGGACAAAATCTTTGTAACGGTTTAAGTCAACTTGGCTCATTTATACTTCCTCTGCCATTTGTACGCCTTCGGGCTTTTCATTACTGTAAGCAAGAATACTTTCTGCTTCCACCATACGCAGAGTTTTTTCTCCAGCGCCTTCATCAATATCAATGCCACGAGTCCAGCGTCCGTGTTCTACTAACACCCAGTCACCGATCTCATAACTATCATCATTTTCTGGTCCTTTTGCATGAACCTGGCCCCAACGTGGATAGATACCACGTGAATCGCCATCATCACTAGTAAGAATAAGTCCTGAAGCTGTCTTTTGTTCTCCAAAATGCATATTGCTTACAATAACTCGATTGCTAATAGGCCTTAGTGTGCCTTTAACTTTTGGCGTGACTTTAAAGCCACCACCCATTCCTTCTGTGCTCATTATTCACCTTTTCTAATAAAATTGCCGTCTTCGTCTTCGATCCAGTCGTCAAGTGGATCTGCTTTAGATTTAGCCTTGGGTTTTTCTACAGGCTTCTCTATAATTGGTTCTTCATCAAATGCTTCAAATTCTTCTTGTTCAGCTTGCGTCATTTTTGTATCTGAACTTAGTACAGTTTCATCACGCATACCAGGCTGTGCTTGGTAGTAATCCTTTAGCACATCTTCTCTTTTTCTAACAATTTTACCACCTTGCCCTAGTTCGTCACCACGGGCATTTACTCTATGGTTTCCAACTGCCGGTGTTAATTCATTGCGACTAATTAACAGATCGAGATCAACTTGTTTACCTCTTGCTGTTCTGTATACTTTACGACCTTGGTTTGCCATTGTGTCTCCTTATAAAATTACTTATCATTTGCCTGGGCTGTACACCGCCAGTATCGGCTTTTCCTGTCCCAGTGATAAGCCTTTTGATACCACAATTGTGGATCAATGTATTCTTTATCGTAGTGATCGATTAAAAGTGTATCACTATTTATACCTAGCATATCGTTTGCAACTTCCTTATTAGTTGTTTTTACAAATGGATATTGCTGTGTTTTGTCTCGTGTCATTGCAAGATTTAAACTTACTGCTTCTTCGGCATGTTCGATGTTATAATATTCTTTCAAAAACATTACTAATTCTTTGCTATATTGTTCTTTGTTATCATGTAGTACACAAGCACTTGCGCCTTTGTATTCCCAGTAGATATCGTCTTCGCCGTGTACTTTTCTTCCCCACAACTTTTGATTATAGTATGTATCAATATGATGCTGTTCAGTAGCGTTATATTCACTATACAACAAAGTATCAGGATTGTCAACTATCCATTTGCGTAAATCTTCAAAAAAGTCTACTTCACGTATACCTTGTTTGCTTAGATACTTTGCTAGATAATGTCCAAAGCCATAGTAGTACATCAAGATGCTTACCCAACTAAACATAAAGCCTTGTAACACTGTATTCCAATCTGCTGTGCGTGTGCTAACTACTGCACCAGTGTATTCAAAAATGTACTTTTCCATATCGGTATCACGCAGATAAAATGTGTCCAGCGGTATTTCTTTGACACCCATTCCGTATGTGTCTTGATATTTACTGTCGCCCATTGTAGCGTTATATGTTATAACCAAAGGGTGTATCATTAGATAACTATCTTGGCCTAAGTCAATAAGTTTCTGCACATTATTTTTTAAACTATCATATGTTTCTTCTGGCATTGGCCAAATAAGTTCACTATATGTTGGAATATCTTCTTCTCTATACTTTTCTAAATATTCAGCTACTTGTTCTTCGTTGATGTTAAAGCGTTCACTAGCAACTAGTGTTGTATCATTAAAACTTTGCATAGCAAATGTAACACCTTTAAAAATGTTTACAGGCGCTCGTTTATTCATCAGTGCAATATCAAAATTTCTATCTACGTTGTTCTTTGCCCATGTAGCGTCAAACCACATAGGATAGCCGTACTTTTCTTTTGTATCTAAAACCATCTGTGTAAGTTCTACATCACGCTTTAGTAGTCCCCAGTTGCTATCGCAAACACTTACGTACTCAATCTTATTCTTACCCATCCATTCAATTTCTTGTCTACAACGTTCCATATCAAATAGAGTAAGTTTATTCCAATAACTATCGCCAATATCACAAAATGCACAATGGTATGGACAGCCTCTTAGACTTTCCCATGTAACCTGCCACATGGTGTCTTTGGGATACTTTGCCATAATTGGTTCATAAAACCCTTCGAGTATTGGACTAGGGATATCTGCTATACTTTTTCTACGCATAGCCGGTTTAGGCATGTGTGTACGTGTTTGAGTATGTACAATATCGTCATACTCGCCAATTGGTCTAGCAAGTATTTCTTTCATAGCATTTTCGCCTTCGCCGTGTACTGCTACGTCAAAGTATGGATACTTGTCAAAGAACTCTTTGTCACGTTTGTCAATTTGCGGGCCACCTGTTACAATCACACAATTGGGATACACACGTTTTACTTCAGTTGCCAATTGCTTGTTGTATTCCCAATTCCAAATATAGCTGCTCATAACAACCATTACAGGATCAATCATGTCTGCAACATATTCACTTGGAACAGGTTTTTCAATTAATGTGTCTACTAGATTCCAATTATCGTTTTTTCCATAGCACCATTGATATGCTATTGCTAACGGCAAAAATTTATTAGGTCCGTATGCATCACTTGCTTGTATTAGGTATATATTATTCAACGTAAAAATTCTCGCCAATCTAAATTGTATCGTATACTATTAATTTTATGTACGCCTATTAGGTATAGCACATAACTTGCTACACTTGATCCTCTACCTACACCCCATACAATGTCGTTCTCACGCATAAAGTCTACAAGATAGACCATATAGCGTAATAATGGTAACATACCTCGTTTGTTAAACTCTGCATATTCTTCAAAATAACGTGTAAGTTCTTCTTGTGTTGTGCATTTATTTTGCAAGTATGCTGCAATGTCCATGTTCTTGTATTGCTCAGGCATAAACCATTCACCCTGGCATACACCATCAAAAGTCTTTTCGTCTACATCTAATGGAATATACTTTTGTAGTTTGTCTAGACCTTGTTCTTCCATTGCTGTATTAAATTTATCTACATCATCATTAGAGTCACACAGAACTACGTGGCACTTGTCTACATTGCCACTGTAAATCATATCTACTAAGTCTTTATTAGAGAATCGTGGGATACCGAGTTCGTCTGTTTTCATAAGCATACATGTATTTTAACTTACATTTATTAATTTGTCAAGATCTGTTTTAGGTTCTTCTGCACTTTTTTGCTGACCTAAGCGTCTTTCTTCAAGCTCTAGCTTGTATGTATCCATTAATAAAATCATTTGCTGACGAACGTCTTCGTTGTCGGTCATAAAATACATTCCGTTAAGTTTGTATAGTTTCTTTTCAAGTTCTTGTACAGATAAAGTTTTAACTTCGGCTTGTGGATGCATCAATCAAAAGATCCTATGTAATTAAAGAACAAGTTATTTCCTGTATCGTATGTAAACACATCAACAATAATTTTTTGTCCGATTGAACCAGTATGTGTTAGGATATTGTTTCCGCCAACCCATGCAGCATTATTGTCATTTAATCCAGTGCCGCTACCAGGAGATAGTGTAATGTTAGTTGATACTCCGCTGCTTACACTCATGATAAGACGTAATTTTGCATATCTAGCTGTAGGCCATCCAACAAACGATACTGTCATAATGTTACCTGCCGGTGCAGTAGCATTAAATTGGTGTACATGTGCATCTCTATAGTCTACTTGGTGATCGGCTGTTAGTGTTTGAAAACTGTTGTTAAACTTTTCAGTGACTTGTAACAGTTCAGCATCTTGGATTTCGTTGCCAACATGATTATTATCTGCATCAATTCTAGCACGATTTGCTTGTAGTGCTGTAATTTCTGATCCAGCAGTTGTTATGTTTGTTTTTATACTATTAAAGTTGTCGCGAAATCCTTGACTATCGTTGTCGATACCTGCCACTGGATAGTTTGCGTCAATTGTACTTGTGTCTATGCTGCTTGCCATGTTATTTCCTCTGCTATACTATTTATTCTCGTTAGCTGTTAAATTGATAATTACCGAATACAATATATTGATCTCCGGATGATTCGGTAGTTGCATTAACAATGTATCGATCAATATCGTAATCTAGTTTGTTAAATGCAAAACCTACTGTGTTGTTTTTTATAAAGTTATTTACATTTGCAAGTATCTGTGTACCTTCGCCTGGTTTTGTATATACCAAAGGTACTGCAAATGTGTATCCTAGTTCACTTAAACTACCGTCTTGTGCTGTTTGCATCCACACCGGTAAAAAATCTTTACTAGTTTCGCCTACTGCATTAAGATTAGCTCTCATTTTTTCAATGTTACTAATATAAGTTCTAGCATCTGCACCTTCACTAACTGCTACAGCATCGCTATCAATTTTTATGGTAGTCCAGTCAGGACGTAATCGCCAAGTTTCTTCTAATCCGTCAACTGTTGTTGTACTTGCTACTGGAATAAGATTAACAGCACCGTTGCGTTTGATTATACTAATATTGCCAATTGCGTTTATATTTACTGTTGCGCCGCCACGCTTGATTACAGTTAATTCTCCTGTTTTTAAATCTAGCTTAAATGTAGTATTGTCTTTTCGAATAACACTCAAACCTACACCACCGGCACCACCACTAAAACTATCGTCAATTGGTTCGTATGCTACACTGTCAACTGTAATTGCTTTGCCACTATTTGGTGATATAAAGTTATCTCTTGTTTCACCTTTTGATGGTAATGCAGGATCAACCATTTCGACGTATATAACTTCATACAAAATAGTGTCAGTGCCAGGTTTCTTTGCTACTGCTCTTTTGATGTCTCCAAAGTAATACTGTTTTCTTTTAACACCTTTTACACTTGCACTTACATAATCGCTAATACTCTTTTGTTCAATACCAGCAAAAATTAAACTACGTAGTTCTTTCTGTACTCCAAAATTTGGATCGCTTGGTCTATATAAACTTTGTGGTGTAAACACAGTAGTATTATTTAATAATTGATCGACAGTGCGTCTTTGTGTTTTTGGCAAGAATGGTTTCATATACAAGTTACTATATTCATTAGTATCAAGTGTGTCAATATTAATTGTAAACTCTTGGGTAATATTTGTATTTGCAAATCTATCTCTTGCTAACACTGTAAACTTAAATGCTCGATCAAATGTTTGAGTGTTTCCGTCGAAAGTAGTATTTTGTGTGTCAATCTTTGTAAGTCCAGGATTATCTACTGTGCCAATACTTGGAAACCTTCCCGAAATTTCACCAGTTGTAGCAAGTGTCATTCCGTATGGCAGTGTACCACTTATTACTGTATAACTTAATACAGCTGATGCATATGTGCTAGATGCACTTACACTAAACAAGCTATCTCTATTTGGTTTTATACTTCCAATTAGTGCAGGAGTATTCCAACTTAGTACACTATCAATTTCACCAAGAATTTGAATTGTAAATGTTTTAATTTTTTCTTGTATGTTGCTTTCGTCTTTGGTAAAACTTTTTTCAAAGTTTCCTCCTCGTACAGCACCAAAGCTAATGTTTCTTCCAACATTATATATTCTTTGCAGAGTGTTATTAATTTTTACTCTTTGATATTCTGCATTTTTTGTAATATTAATTGGCGCACTATCAGCTGTATGAAAAAGGTCTCTAATGTATGTAGCATTGCTTGAATTAGCTGTTAATGGTACTTGCATTTCTACTTGGTATACTCCAGCTACTCCTGTTGTAACTACAATGTATGCTGGCAAGTCTCCTAGTTTTAATAAGTTTTCTAATCCATCAACAAGACTAACTCCAGAACTATCATCAAATGAATTTGTAACCAGTTCAAGCGAGTTAGTTGGATCAACACTAATAGTATATTTTACATAATCGTTTATAGTTTCAATAGTGTATTTTTCGCTATCGCTATAAATTATATCCTGTCCATTGTAGAATAATAAATCTGCTGTGCCTAGCTTGTTAATATAAAAATAGTCATTAGGGCCAGAAGGTTCAGCTACAACTAAAGGATTATATTTATAAAGCGGATCAAGACCTCTGTTAAGTGTAACTGTATCAAAGTCTGCGTTGTCGTCGTTTACTGCTAGGATGCTATAATTACGTCCTTCAATTTCAACATCTTCACCAACTAGCTCTGCTAGGTCATCTAAGCCGTCTGTTAAGTCTGTGCTTAGTTTTGCAATTTTAATAGTTTGCGTACCTGCTAACATATCTTCATAGAACGTACCAAACACAGTAACAATACCAGTGTCTTCATTATAGCGTAACGCAGTAACAGTAAAGTTATATTCTTTTGTAACTGCTGGCTGATAAGGAATAATACCTGCTATTTCTCCAGTTGCAGGATCTAAATCAAGTCCAGGAGGCAGTTCACTTACGCTTTCAGCTTTTACTACTGTAAATTCGTCAGTTGTAATTGGATCTGCTACAAATTGTTCATTGAGACTATCTGGTCCACGTTTGCTTACAGGAAAATATGGAAGTATACCGCTTAGTTCATAATAACCTTCAGTTATTTCACCTGTTGCAGTTAGTTTATACTGTCCTGGATTACGCTGTTTCTTTTGATATACCAAAGCACCACTAACATCAGGCTGTTCTACTGTTTCTAAAAATACAGTTGTATAGTTGTTTGCTCTACGTTTTCCTAAATCGCTTGGTGTTACCCATATTGGAATTCTTTCAAAAGTAATATCAGCAGTAAACACACCAGTACTAACTTCCATAAGTGTATTGTCAGCTCTTGTAAAATCATCACCTACAACATATATCGTAAATTGTCTTGAGTTTATTGCAGTGCCATCAGTTACTGTTACAACAAAAGTGTAACGTCTATTAAGTTTTCGTGGCGGCTGCACTAAGTCAACATTTGTTAAATCTACATCTCCGTAGTAGTAACTTTCAATTCTATCATCGGCTGCTGCACCCCAATCAAACACATTGGTGCCGTATCTACCTGCATCGTAACCTAGTCTAATTTCATTAATATCTAATGCACGTAACGGATCAACTACACCTGAAATACGTCCAGCACTATTCATTGATAATCCAGGAGGTAGTGTATTCTGTCCTGAGGTACTGCCGTCGCCTAATATGTATTCAAGTGTTTCGCCTGCTGCTACATCTAAATCGATTGCTTCGAGTTGAAAATCAATTGGCGAACTATCTAATATAAAATATACACCATTAGGACCAACAGGCAAGTCGCCTTCAGCTGTTATCCAAACTGGTTCGTCATAACCATCTACTGTAAGTTTTAGTGTACGGTCAGCAATTTTAGTATCACCTGTGGCACGTATACAGAATGCACTTGTTTTGATATTTTTTACATTATATGGAGTTCCGACTATTTGATTGTTTTCTATTCTTAATCCGTCGGGTAATGCACCACTAATAACTTTTGTAGTTATACCGTCTGTATCCACAAGAGGCAAGTCGATAACAATAGTTTGTCTTTCTTGTAATGTACCTAGGCTACTGCCGTTGATTACGCTCCATTGTGGCTCAGCCATATGACCCCCTTAAATACTTCCACCGTCAATCCCGCCTGACGCTGGATTTGTAATAGTTCCTAAATCTACAATCTGGTTTCCTAAAAACCATTGTAGCTGCCCTTCGTATGTAGCAGTAATTGAACCAATGTCCCAAGTTAAAAATCTGCCTAAATTTTCTTCGTATGCTACTGAATTAGTACTAGTGGTTTTAATATTAGTCGGTGCAAGTGTACCAATTGATCCGGTGCCACTTACAGTAAGTGTTGCTGTTAATGCACTAGTCGAACTTAGATTGTTTACACCTGTAATATTTTGACTGTTAGCATCTAAACTTGCGCCAAGTGTTGGACTAGTATCTTGCTCAAGTGCAGCATCAATAATAATTTGAGGGTTTGGACTAGCATTAGCATCTGCTCTAGTTTCAACTCCGTCACCGCCATAGATTGCCCAGCTAGAACCATTACCTAATAGTATACTGCCTACATCACTAATCACAGCACTTTGTTGTACAGGATCGCTACCGTCAATAACAATAGTATTGTCTAGTTCTGTTAGATTAATGTTACTGCCGCCGATTAGATTTCTAAATCTTAAACTGTTAGCTACTTTGTCTTTGAAAACACTACTTCCTGAACCTCCAAGATTTAGTCCATCAGTTGCCTGCACTGCTTCAAGGTCTGCAAAATTGTTGTTTACCTTAATAAATGCTTCTCGGAGATCGTCGCCTGTTCCGTCGTTTGCTGCATTACCTATGTTAATTGTTTGTACTGCCATCTAAATCTCCTCTTTAAACTAATGTTATTTCATTCCAGGTATTATTTAAAAATACCATTAGTGCTTGGCTGCCATCGCCGACTGGATCCCAGTTGAGGCCATCTGCTATTGCTATCATTCCTATAAAGGTATCATCTGCATTCGGTGTTCCGCCGATAGGTGGAATAAATGTAGCCCAACCACCAGTAACAATCCCGGTGCCGCCTGCGTTAACAAAATCTCTAGCAGAAAGATATATTTGGTGATATCCGTGTGTAGTATTGAACATATATGTACCTTCTGACGGGCTGGCTGGTCTTTGTGCATCTGTGCCGCCTCCAAGCTGGGCAAGTTCTACATAACGTGTACGAATACGCAAGCCAGTTGCTGCTTCAAGTGTGAGTGTTCCTGATGCGTTGTTGTTGTCAATTTGTAAATTAGATGCAGTTGATACAATTCCACCTACGCTGACATTTCCGCTAAAATAGCCATCTAAAAACGGATTGCTCGTATCACCTATATTAATATTTGTTCCTGCTTCCAACGATGCATTTACAACAATAGTATTTCCTGAATTTAATGTTAAATTACCAGTACCGCCAATGGTCATAGTGTTACCACCTTGGGTGTCAATACTAAATGCATTAGTGTGTGCAAAATCAAGTCCGCCGGTGTTGAGTTGTAAATCAGTAGCAACAATTTGTCCAGTACTTGTTAATGCGCCAGTGCCGATTGATTGTGTTGTAGTAGATCCTTGTGTAAGTACATCATCTAGTGTTTGGGTTTCAGAAGTTAAAAATCCTAATGAGTTGGTTGCACCGTCATATGGTGTATATCCAATTGCTGTTACAACTTCAGTAGCATCGATATAACCATTTGGGTTAGTAGCGCCGTTATATGGAGTATATCCTAGTGCAGTTGTTACATCTCCTTCGTTAATGCCTGTAATATAAGCATCTGGGTTGGTTGCATCATAAGGTGTGTAACCTAATGTATCTGTAATACCAACTGCGCTGTTGATAAATCCATCTGGGTTAGTGTTATCGTAAGGTGTAAATCCTAGTGCGCCAGTAACCTGTGTATCAGTTAAACCATCTAAAATACTTGCAGTTGTAATAGTTGTTAAGTTTTCTTCAGTAGCATTTACAACGACTAGTTGATCAGCTCTTCCATCAAACGTAAAGCCATCGCTTAAACTTTCAAATGTACCACCTGCTAACAAGCCACCGTTGTCTGTAAGATCAGCAAGGTCTGTTGGAATCAACCCATCGGTGTCTCCAAGTTGGTTAAGATCAATTGGAATGAATGGTTTGTTAATTAAGTCATTATAGTCACCAGTAAATCCGCCACCTAGTAATCCATCTGTATCAGCTAATTGGTTAACGTCTACTGGAATAACTGGAGCATCTAGTAGATTATTAAAACTAACTTGTTCCAGTAATGGTAATCCTCCAACAGTATAAGTAAGTGCTTCTACAGTTCCGCTAACTGTTGCATTAGTTGCCAATATTAAAGGAGATGTCATTGTACCTCCTGCTGTAATACCGCCTGTTGTGCTTAGTGAGGATAGCCCAGTTAAGTTATTACCTGTAAGATCTAAGTCATCACCAACTGGCAGTTCTCTCAACTGGTTGTTTGTTTCATCTAATATTAGTGGAAATCTACTTGCCATTCTCGTGTCCTTGTATTGTTATACATATTTATCGCATTAATTATAATGCTGCTATTCGTGCTTGGAAGTCTGCAAAATCTGTTGCTGCTGCTACTTCTGTTTTGAGTGTTGATAAACTAATAAAAGTTGTATCTGCTGTATATAGCTCGTCAAAGTTATCATTGATCTTATCGAATGCTGTGCGTAGTGGATCACCATCACCTTTGTTTACTGATGATCCAATGTTTATTGTTTGTTTAGCCATTATACTCTCCCTACCACAACTTCAACAATTCCGTAGCCGTCGTCCTCTTTGGTACCAACTGCTTTGCCAAGTACTTGTCCAACGCCTGGAGTGTTATTAACAATAGCATATCCTTCTTTTGCTGCTGTTACCAACATATCGCCTTTTTCTACTTTTCCTAATACCTTACACGGAACTCTACCCTGTAGTGCTACACCAACTACTGTTTCGCCTTCGAGTGCGCTGTTCATCAAGTGAGCTGGATTGGTTGTTACAACACCAGCAATTCTATGATCAGATTTTGTATTAGTTGTAGTAACTTCAGCTTCTCCGCCAAATACTAGTACAGTTCCTGGTTCGTATGCTACATCACCTACATAGTTTTCTGCTAAGTCAGCATATAGTGCTTCAGTAGCAGTACCATTAAATGTTTGTGCATATATTGTGTTGAATCTATCTGAGCTTGTGCCAATAGTACTACCGTTGTCAGTACCAGCGCCGTTACCAGCTCCTCTGTATCCACCTGGTGCAGTTACAGTATGGGTTGCTTCTAATGTAATATTGCCGTCTGCATTAATCGCACCATCAACAGTAAGTAAATTTGTACTTGGATTATATGTAATACCAGCATCAGTTTTTATTATTTCGTTTGTTGCAGCCGCATTTGCACTATCTACAAATGTAAGATAATGTGTTGCATTGGTATTAGAGTTTATTGTTTTGACTTGATCAGCACTATTTGCATTACCTTCAAATTCAGCTTCACTAACATCTACAATCAGTGTGGTACCATTGTAAATATCGCCATCAACATCAACTGCAATTTTATTTGGTAGACCAACTGTAAAAGTTGGTGAACCTGCTACTGGTGTAGAATCTGCAATACTTACACTTACTTCATTTGCAGTACCTTGAATAGTAACTGCGTTACCTAATGCAGTGGCTACAGTTGACGATCCGTCGCCAAACGTAATTGAACTATTGCTTAGTTTTGCGTTTGTAATACTACCAGCTAGTTGTGCATTACTTACACCAAGTGCTTTAATGCTTACATATCCACTTGATGTGCCAAAGTCTGCATCGTTAAAACTTGCTATACCTTTTACGGCTGCACCTGCTGTTGCTGCTGCTGTAGCATCGCTTAAAGAAAGTTTACTCTGTGCAATCGCTGCACTTGCATTTACATCTGCGTTTACAATAGCACCAGCTGTTATCTGACCTTCTAGTAGGCCACTAGTGCCATCTAGTGTTACACTAAAATCACTATTAGCAACGTTTGTATCAAACGCTGTATCTATCCAGTTGGATGCTGAAAAATCATATACTAAGAAAGCACCATCTACTGGAGTTGTAATATCAGTATCTTCAAGTTCAGCTAGTGTATCATACGCTTCGTCGCCTGCATCTACATATGCTTTTGTAGCTGCATCACTTCCGCTAGTTGGTGTAGCAAGATCATTAATTTGCTGTCCGCCCATACGCAGATCACCTGCCATTGGTACTGCACCTGATAGTGCTAAGAAACCGCCAGTTGTTTGTGGAATAATTTCAGCGCCGGCTAGTACTGTACCGTTGCGATCCATGCCTAGTCGTCTATCAATATATCCTTCAACTGCTGTTTCAAC